GATGCTCTTAAGCTAGCAACTTCTTCCCAAAATAATACTGCAATTGGTTCTGAATGTGCCTATAATTCAGTAGGGCCAACAGGATTAACAACGGGGGATAATAATGTATTTATTGGCCGTCAGGCAGGAATAAATTATACCGGTACTGAATCAGATAACCTTATTATTTATAATACGGGAACTACCGCAGAATCTAATACTATTCGCATTGGTACATCAGGCGCTGGTTCATTTCAACAAAATCGGTGTTTCATAGCGGGTATTCGAGGTATCGCGACAGGCGTTGCTGATGCAGTAGCAGTGCTCATTGATTCGGCGGGACAATTAGGTACTGTATCCTCGTCTATTCGCTATAAAGAAAATGTGCGTAATATAACAAGCGAATCTGATGCAGTTTTACATTTGCGTCCAGTTGTATTTAACTATATACAGGATGCAAGTAAGAAAGACCATTATGGCCTTATTGCTGAGGAAGTTGCTGAATATTTACCGGAACTTGTTGTTTTTAATCAAGATAAAGCAATGGTATATAAGACGCCTGAAACGGTAAAATATCAGGACTTACCAATACTCTTGCTTGCATCTTTACAAAAACAAGAACAAAGAATTAAAGCCCTCGAACTAGCACTCAAGGCATTGCAAGGGCGACTAGAAGGGCCGGCATAGAGCTTACCTAATACCGACCCCGAGCTAAGAAGGGCTTGTAGCCGTTCATTGCTATATATAATTTTAAGACCCCCGCCGCGCCACCATAAAAGACATGGCGGGGGCAAGTGGCAACTATATAGTTGCCACTTTAGCAGTGTTCTTTTGTATTTATTATTACTCAGTAAATTCAGCAATTACTTTTGTGAGTAATTGAATTCTTTTCATGATCTTAGTATGTTCTGGTGAAGCCGATCTTCTTTCCCTTCTTCCTACATTAGTAAGCTTGAACTTATAATCAACGGGTTCTAAAGAATTGCCTTGATTTATATAATTTTGTATTGCTTCATTAAGTGTATAATCTATAAATTGGCCAAAGCTCATATTCTTTTTTATAGCTAGTGCCTTAGCATATCCCACTGTTTTTTTACGAAGCTCAACTCCAAAGGCGTAAAGCATCTTTTCGCTGGCATTATTAATTTTTTCTAATCTATCTTTAAGAATAAATAATTCATTTTCTAGTGTGCGCAAATATACCTTATCCATTTACTACATCCTCTTGTTGTTTAGCGCCTGAAGCTTTTATACTCTTAATAAATTGATCATATGCGTTAACAGCATTTTGTGTTGATTCATAACGATAGGCTATAAAATTATAGGCAGGAAACATCTGGGCAAATGTGTGCTGAATGCCATGTAAAATAGTATTAACTTCTTCTATTTCTGCATCCCCGTTTAATTGTCTGCCAAGATATGGTCGTAATTGTTCATGTAATTGGATATAGCGGCTATATAGTTCATTCATCTGAGTGTCAAGTTCTTCAACTAATTCTTTTAATGGCATCGCTGTCCCTTCTTTAATTAATTACTAATTTACAATATATTATAATGAGCATATAATGTCTATATAGATCTTATATAATTTTAATATAGATCTTATATAATCTGGAGATAACATGAACTATATAGACTTGTATATAGAAATACTACAAAAAAGAAGAAGTGAAGGCTTTCTTACCTTAGCTGAACTTGCAAAAGAAATTGGTATTAATCATATAACACTGCAGGCATTTTTAAAAAAGAGCCATAAATTTAACCTGGTAACGTTACGTCGTATTCGTGAATATGTAAGCAAGTATCAATAATAGTATTAATTAATCTCAAGGAATGAGTATGAAGCGAAACATCTCTCCAAAACAGCAAATGGCAGCATATGGTAACAATTTATTTTGGGAGTTATCTGATTGGAGCGATACATTTAAATGCCCATCCGAAAGTGAATATCAGCTCAACTATGAGAAATGGATTAAATTGCAGCGTATTTTAGATCAAAAGATAGATATCGACGTAAAACCCTATGATATTAATCGGGTTGATAAGTTTTTTAAGATGCTTGAAAATCGTTATGAAAGGTAAATATGGGATTAGGGATTACATTAGTCATTGAGAAAATCAGAAAGATAAAGATGAATAAGCAGTATAAAAAAATCCTTATTTTTGGCGTAGGTATATCGTGTGCAGGGGCAGCTATTTCTTATTTTCATCCACACAGCGCATTAGTAGAATTTTATTTACCTATGTTTTTATTTATTGGCATAACCATTGCATGCTATCTGATCAAAGTGGCTGTTAATATTGAATATATGGTAGACGCGATAATGAAAATGGATATAAGAGACGAATTTAGATATAACCGAGATAGATTTAAAGACTTGAGAAGCGCTTGTAACAAGGATAAGGATGTCGAAGAAAATTAATAAAGCTGATCTTGAAGTAATTATTAATGAAAAGATGAAAGAAGATATTAAGTATTTCAATACTCTTTTAAATCGCATAGTCCTATTTCATAGAGGCACCGTCGCCCTACATGAATATAGGGATAAAACTTACGGCATTCCAGCAGAATTTTATAAGGAAATGCATGGAGGATTATTAGAGCTTTACATCGCTTTTTTTTATCTCGATATAGATCGTCCGATCGTTCTTGTTGATAAAGATGGCAACTTAAATCAAGACATAGAAGGTCTTATTTCTGAAATGAATTTAGCATCATCGTCTAAAGGGATAGAAGCAATAAAAGATTATGAGCTAACATTTGAAGAAGCTGGCGAGCTTTGCATCTTAATAGCCAAACATATGCACAATATAAATATCTTCAGTGATTTTATATGTAGGACATTTAAAGATTTAAAATCATATGAAAAATAGCCTAGGGGGGCATTTCATGGAGGAACATATCATTTATCAGCGACTATCTGACTTTGAGGCATCGATAGGTAATCTACAAGATGCATTAAAAGATCGATTAGAGACTAATCATAAATACTGGGATTTAAAGGATCTATTTACGGCGCTTGCAAAGGCACAAGGGGAGATGGAGGTTGCGCATAGATCTTCGACAAATCCACATTTTAAATCCAAGTATTCAAGCCTCACTGAATTAGTAATAGCAGCACGTCCTGCGCTTACTAAATATGGGCTTGCAGTATATCAGAAGCTCTATCGCGTTGATGGTGGCCATGAATTATATACACGTCTTACCCATGAGTCAGGGCAGTTTGATGATTCTATTATATTTATTCCTCATGATCCGAGTCCTCAAAAGTTTGGAAGCTATCTGAGTTATATGAAGCGATATGCGTATGGTTGTATTGTTGGCGTCATTGATAATGAGTTTGATGATGATGGTAATTTAGCAGCAGGCAATGCTGATATACTTATTACGGATGATCAGATTTATATATTGCGCGAGAGCTTGAAATCTTGCAGTAATGGCGCAGAGTTATATCGTAATATATTAAGTTTTAATCGCGTTAAAGATCTTAATGAATTAACATCTACACAATTTGAAAGTATTCGATCCTATATCGCTAAAAACAGGAAGTAATATGCATGAATTAAAAGGATTTATTACCTCATATATATACATATCAGATAATAAAAATAAGTTGGCCTTTATTAATGATCGCGGCGATTTTCATATATATCATATTTATTGTGACTGTTGTGCTCGAAGTTATTGTGAAGACATTATAAATCCTGAATTTTTAATAGGAAATAAGATAATTGATGTGATAGAGCGAGAATACATACATAATCATCATGAGGGATCCGACAGTGATAACCCTAATGTTGATGTGTTTGGGTATGGCCTGGTTACAACTGTTGGTATTACCGATATCATACTGCATTGTGAGCATAATGGTTATTATAAAGGCGATCTTTATTGTTTTGATAATGAATGCTTGCTATCACTTGAACAAAAGCAACACGCGTGGCCACCAAATATCGATATTAAATATTTTTCTGATTTGATGACGAAGCAACTACCTATTTATTATGGACTACAAAGTGACACTGGAAAATATACAGCGTGCGAAGAATATATTTTAAGACCATATAAAGGCAAGCCATGAGATATCTTTTCCTTTTATGTATATTTATGAGTTTATTACATGCACATACGCCCTGTGTAATGCATCTTTTTCACATTTATCATGTTATAAATCCATCTACTGTAACAACATGCTTAAATTTTTTATATGCCCGCTATTTACCAATGGAGCCTGAGCCTATGGTACAAGATTGTGATGGAAAATTATTAATATATATCCCTGTTCCGGGAGCCCAGATATATGCTGCGGCCATCCCTACCCATGGAGACAGCCATGTATAAATACATTATTTTTTATTTTCTTATGCATATGTCGGTATCGATAGCATATCCACCACTATCGGATTATTTCATAAAAATTAAAAATAAAAATTCCCTACAAGAAATACTTATTCCACCGGTTATTCCGGTATAGTACAACGATATTGCGCAATAGAAGGTGCGCAGTAGTGAGCAAGGGTCTTGGGCTTGTAAAGTAAAATAATGTTAAGTAAATTCCACCCGAGGCCCTTTTATCATTCAAAGAAAGGTATGTATGAATAATAAAATAACCAAAGAAGAACTTGTTCATACGCTGCAAGAATATGAACAAGCGATTGATAAGGTCCGTTATTTATATTCATCATTAATGAATATTTCTTTGATAAATCCATACAAAAAATTGCCTAAAGTTGGTGATAAGGTACAAATATTACTTTATAAAAAAAGCTTACAGATAATGATAATGCATATCGGAACTGTTGAATCATTTTTGAAAAATGGTCTTATGATTGCTCGTACTTTAAGATCGACAAGATTCTATAATTACATCTCATTTAATAGCATTATTGGATGGAGTCTATATCATGAATAATAAAATAACTAAAGAAGAACTTGAACAAGGTATACAAGATATTTTTAAAGAATATGATGAGGCCATCGATAAGATATGCCATATCTATAAATTGTTTTATATTTTTGGGAATCATATAGATCGCGGTGTATCAGATGCTACACAAAAACAAGAAATGATAGAGGCATATCTCGAAGCTAAATTTGAGTTAGTTTCAGCATTATTCGCTCGAATACCGACTGGGATTATTTTAGAAAAAAGCAATTTACCGGGTAATGCTAAAGCGGTAGAAGCAATCATGACAGATAAAAAACACGAAGAATGGCAATTGCGTATAAAACAAATAATGCTTCAAATCAATACAAACAGTATTAAGAATCTTGATTTAGAAATGATTCACTCTGATATTACACATAAATTTCAAGCTATAGCAGATGACATTAGCATGCTTCATCATATATTTAATCCCATTGTGCAAGAAATCAATGAAAAAACTAAAGCGATAAGAGATGGGGCTAATAATAGATAATAAAATAACTAAATTAATCGCGCAGATGCAGGCTAATATATATAAGTTGTGATCTGTCGAAAATTTGTCGGCAGTTGAATAGGACATATGATGAATATAGAATAGATAGATCCATGTAAGCAGCTGCCTGAGCCTGGTAGTTTGATATGGGTTTTATTCGATGATACAAAAAACACAGATCTTGATAATCCTGACTATGCGTTTATGATATATAAGGCAAAGGTTGGGAACTATGATTACGATGGCCTTGAGGTAGAACTTTGTAGAGATGGGGATACATATGATTTTTTCCCTAGATACTATATTGTAAGAGCACGATTATTAGCGTGGGCCCTTTTTGATGATTCAATAAAGAACAAGCCATTTTTGTCATTTCAACAATTAACATCTGAAGATCTAGTTCGCTATCCTCAGATACAGCAAGCAATACAGCAAAAAGAAGAGCGTGACCGCGTTCATGCATTGCGACAAAAGAATGTTTTTATCCCTGTTAATCAGGCGCTTCCTCATGTAGGTGAAAAGGTTGTTGTTGGATCAAACAATATGTTTTTTATTGTTGAATACACGGGTCAATCGCCATGGATTAGTCCGTATGGTAGCGTTATTACGTGTTGGTATCCGATACCACAAACACTAAATAATAGGCCTATTGAAGCACCAAAATATACCGATGAAGATTAATTTTTCTTGCTAAATTATGTAAGTGGAATTAAAATGATCGAGTTTAATTGAAATAAAAAAACCGTACAGGGCCCCAGTAATCGCTTTGCTCACTTTTATTGGACCCCGCTAGGTTAACAACAAACATATATAAATAGATAAATATATGCACAATCAAATATATCTCAATCCAAATATAAATCAACAAAAATCTGAAAAAAAAATACCACTTGGCGCGGTGTCCCGGCCATTTTTGTGTGGTAAAGCTCATGTGGAACTATCGTCCTACACGTCATCATTGCGTGGTTTTGGTAAATTAATATTTGATTATCTTTTCATAAAAAGAAATTATAAAAATGTATGTTTGAAAAACAAAACGATTGCTATGGCGATTGGTTGTTCGGTCCGTACGGTACAACGGTGGACTGATGAGTTTATCAAAGAAGGTTACTTAATCAAGATGCAAGAGCATGCTTTTGCCGTCAACCAATATTACGTTACTTCTGAAGCGCGTCAGGCATACCAATATGGTATCAACCTTCTGACGTCTTCTCAACAAGACTTAATAATGACACATGGTCATTATACTTACCATGTTAGAAAAAAATCTTTACACTCTGAAACTGTCATACTATATAAGAGTTATAATAATAATAAATATTTATATAACAATCCCATACCGCGCATACGTGCGCGCGTAAAGGACGGGGATCTTGTAAAGATCGCCATAAGAAAAGAAAACTATCACACAGGAGTAAGTCTCATGAAACAGACTTCTAAAGACCTGATCCGTTCCCTTAAAAGTGAACCGTCGATGAAAATGATTTTAGAACGACCGGAAATAAAGCCGCTTATTATTACCCCACAAATACAAGAGATTGCTCGTTGTATGAAATTTACTGATCGTGAGCAATTAAAGCTCATTGCTTTTCCTACTGAGGTACTTGACCATGGCTATGATAAAGCCTGTGGATGCAATAGATCCAAGCTTCGTGATCCCTTTGGTTGGTTTATCAGTGTATGTACCAACTACTGTAAGCAACACAATATTGAACCTGACTGGCGTTGGTACTACGAACTGTGTGAAATACTGGGTATGGAACCGATGGTTGTGACTGATAATAAAAAGGTTATGTTTAAGAATCCTAGTCATAATCCTGTTGTTATCAAACCCATTGTCAGAACTTTGGAAGAAGAATGCGCGTTTTTACGTGATGAGATCGCATCGTGTCAATATGCCCTTGCTGAGATTGATACGAATCGGTTTTTACGTATTAGTAAACCCGCATTTGAGCGTAGATTGCAGGATGCAATGGATAGGCTACACTTACTAGAGGCTAAAGGAGCAGTTTCGTAAGGAGAGCTATTATGAAGCGGAGTAAATCGTATTGTATTCATGGTATACCACAATATAATAGGGACGGTCACCGCGATCGTGAAAAAGAATATCAGTACATCTTTCGGCGCACTACCTTAGAGCTGATGCTTGAGCGGCAACACGAGGAGGAGCCATTATTCGCGCGGCCTATTCATCTTGATGTGCAATTTTATATGCCCATACCCGCACTTGAGCGGTATCGAACTAAAACTGTATATCATGCGCGACTACCAACGATGCTCAAGTTACTACAATATATTATTGAAACACTTAAAAATCGGGTAATTGCCGATCAGCGACTCATTGCCTCAATATCATGTACGAAGGTATTTGATGACAATGAACGCACTGAATTAACTATTAGGGAATTGTAATGAAGCAAAAAAATAATACTAACAGTAAAATTGACCATTCTAAAACTGAACTACGGGAATTATCAAAAACTAGGACAACCGCTGATCATATTAGAAATGAAGCCTATATGTTCTTTCCTGATCGCGATTCCTGGAGAGAACAACTTATCTATACGCTTTACAGATGGGCTGAGCTTGAACAAGTAGATTATAAGGATAAGCCGATTAATGTAGACCTCGTGCAATTTTGTATGGAGTATCGTATATCCCGCTCAAGCCTCTATGGTTGGGCTGAGCAATATCCTGATATTAAAAAGGCGCTCGATGAAGTTAAGCTGATTCTTGCCTGTCGTCGTCGTATCGGTGCTTTAACTAAAAACTTTGATAAGGATGTTGCGTTTCGGGATATGCACAAGTATGATCCGGAGTGGATTGATATTGATAAGTATCATGCGGCCCTTAAAAAAGATGAGGAAGTACAGGGCGGCATTCGCGTGATTGAGATCGAACGAATACCAAGTACCGGTAAAGTAAAACCAAGAAGGGTTGATAAAGAAACTGCACCTGAGGAGGATCAACATGGATGATGCATTAATACTCCATCTACATAATAAGATACAATCACTGGAAGACAATATAGCGTTACTGCATCGCAAATCGATTATTACGCCATGTGGTCATCAAGGTGGCTTATTGTGCTTGAAGGGTAAAGAATGCTCAGAGTATAGCTTGTTTGATAAGATGCAGTTCTTTAATGAGCATATCCATTTACGTATTAATCAGACTCCCCTTAAAATGGCATCCAAAAAAGAACTTCCGTTGCATGGTGATATGGTTTTAAGAGTTAATATCTATAAACAATCCTGGTCCCGTCCTTGTCCTGAAAATCGCTATACCATAAGTACTGATTTATATAGTAGGCATGATAGTATGGGCCAATATGATGAACCGATGAGTGAAAAACTATCTGAGGTGTTATGGGTAAAAATTAATGATAAGATATCACCAACAGCGGCGAGTGAGTATCACTGGGTAGTTCCACGATAAAACAACAAGGAAATTGATGATGCATGATAGAAAGCAAACTAACGATATTGATATTTCAGAAGCTGTTGCGCGTATACTAACTGAGCATCCAGGAGTATATATATCAACCGAAGAATTGGATGAGGAGTGGGGGAAGATGGATGAGTAACCCAAATAACACATACCAAGAAGAAGAGCTTATTAGTATTACCCTAACGCCAAAATCAATAACACTTACGAATGAATATACTAATAGACATATTATATTAAATGCTAAGCATTTACCTTTTAGTGTTGATGATCCTGCTTATCAAATGGCATGTGAGCTTATAGAGATATCACTTGATGCGCTTATTGCAATGGTAAATATATATAAAGGTAAATAATGAAGATTAAATGTATAAATATCCAAAAGATTAATGGGGATGCGCTTGTTCCTGAAATTAAGCTTCACGACCTCTCGCAACCGATACCTGATGGTTGGCGAGAGTATACTTTAGATCGAATTATTAAAGAAAGAGATGATGCTATTAAAAGAGCGCAGGGGTATGTTGCTGAAGAAAAAAATAATGAGGTGATATCATTATTAATGAACAACTTAGTTAATATAGAAAAACAACTTAAAGATGCCGTTGTACGGAAGTATGAAAGCGCTATGAATGGTTTTGGTCGGCTTGTTTTTGAATTTACTCAAGAAGAAATAGACGAACTTAATGAGGGTAAGTAAATGACAATAGAAGAAAAATTAGAGCTTACTACCAATGAACTTCATGAGGAATTTGCAAAAAGAGTTAGATTAGAGGGTCTTATTGGGAGGTATGCTAAAAATATTAAATATATCGATGATTTTGCGCGCGACTTTAATCAGATGAGAGATCTCATCAAGCATCTTGAGTTGAAAATAAAAGGTCTTGAAGAAGTTATAAGTAACTATCGCGCCTATATAGATCTTATTGAAATAAGAAACATAGCATTAAATCATGAGCTTGACGCTATAAAAGCTGAAGTACCCCAAGACAATAAGCAAGTGAAGGAATAGGTTAATGGTACATTTCGGTTCTGCATGTAATAAAGAAAAAGACATATTGCATCAAAAAATCTCTGAATTAGAGAAAAAAATTAAAATAGAAATAGAAGCGCGACAAAAGATTGAAGAGAAAAATGCCGAATTAAAGCGTAAAGTTGACGCTGAAATGCATCTACGTCAATGCGCTGAAGACATGAAGTTTTGTGATCAAGCGCGTATTGTAGAACTTGAAAAGATGGCAAATAACTATAAAAACGACCTTGAATTTACACGTGAAACATTAACAGGTAAAATTGAATCGCAACGTGCGGCGCATGAGCAGGAACTGCAAGAAATGAAAAAGCGCCACGATGCTACTACCGCACAAAGTTTTAATGCAATAAAAACATTAAAAGATAAATTAAAGGGTGGTAGTAATGAAGTTGGACATAGAAAGCAAAATCACTCTTGATAGCTGTCGGTTGCGTGAATATCAAGAGCCTATATGGGATGCAATCGAAAATGAAGGTTATCGTCGGGTATTATGGATATCTCCACGACGCTCAGGTAAAGACTTTACCTCATTTAACTTGGGCATACGCCAATGTCTGCGTAAGCCGTGCTTGATACTTTATTGTTTACCGACCTATCGATTGGCTAGGCGAATAATTTGGGATGGCCTAACGATTGATGGGCGGCGCTTTTTATCGTTCATACCCAAACAAGTAATTAGTAATATTAATCAAACCGAAATGAAGGTCACTTTTCATAATGGATCCATTTTGCAGGTGGTTGGCGCTGCTGACTTTGATAAGTCGTTGGTTGGTACTAACCCTTATGGTGTTATATTATCTGAGTTCGGGATTATGGAAAATGGGAGCGAAATATTTCAGTTTATACGGCCTATCTTAGCAGCTAATATGGGCTGGTGCCTCCTTGTTAGCACGCCACGCGGCAAAAATCATATGTGGCATCTCTGGAAATTGGCACAAGAACTTCCTGATTGGTATGTGCTCCATCAAAAAACCTCAGAAATTAATCATATATCTCCTGAAATTATTGCTGAAGAACGTGCACAAATGAGCGAAGAATTGTATCTTCAAGAATATGAATGCTCATTTGATCGCGGTATTGAAGGCTCAATATACGGGAAATACTTAGATAAGATGCGTTTTGAAGGGCGCATATGCCACGTGCCCTGGGAAGCTGGACTTCAAGTGCACGTGGCTATCGATATCGGTGTCAAAGATGCGACGAGTCTTATATTTTTTCAAGTGGTACAAGGCTCAGGTGCAATTAGAATCATCGACTGTTATAGCAACACAGGCGTTGGTTTAGATCATTATGCACGCGTAATATTTGATAAACCCTATGCTTATGGTAAATTCTTTGCACCACATGATATTAAAGTGCGTGAATGGGCGGGCGGTGCCATGACAAGGTATGATAAAGCAAAAGAATTGGGTATTAATTTTACACTTTTAGATTCTATTGGACTTGATGATGGGATTGAAAATGTATGGACTCATTTTAGTAAATTCTGGATCGATGAAGAGCGCTGTAAATCATTAATTAATGCACTTGAAAACTACCGACGTGAATGGGATGAAAAACGGCAAATATATACAAAACCTATCCATAACTGGGCAAGCCATTATGCGGATTGTATACGATATATGTGTATGAGTTTGTATAAAACTAAGAAAGGATTATCATCCGAGGAATTTGATCGCATTAAAGCAGAGGCATTATATGGTACAGGTCGCGATCACCTACCAAGATTTTTTAGAAATGATCCACGATATGATCGGCAAAGATAAAGGAATACTATGCCATTAATTAATCCTGGTGATTACGATCTCACCTTAAATCAGCAGTATTTATTTGAGAAATTACACACCATAGATAAGATAAATCATCAATATTTTTGGATAACACTGTGGGCCGTTTTGGCATTTATTGCAGTAAAGACTTTAATTACATTAGCTATTGAATTTTATAAACATAAAGAAAAAGCATTGCATGAGCAGCGCCGTGATATATGTGCAAAATTTTATGATCTTTGTAGGTTTATGGAGCAAGATAAAAATGTATTAAATCGTTCCGAGCAAATGATTCGTCGTATGTATGAGAAGGATTTACGAGAATGCATGAAATTTATCAAGCTACATATGCTGTGGGTTAAGCATAATTACCGTCACATCTTGCCTGATTATGAAGCTTGCATAAAGAAACTAGAAGAATGGGATAAAATAAAAGTATAATTCACAAATATAGTAGAGGATCAATGTTGAAACTTCTTATTATAGCCTTATTGCTTTATATAATTTTTAATTCATCAGATGATACGCGTAAATACGCATCACTATGCTTTAGTGCCATCAAAAGAGTATGTGTCGATAAATTGAAAAAAGAGCTTGAGCAAGAAAGAATATGTAATTATGCCGCCAATGAATCTCGGTGAATATAGTACATATATATTGAGTATTATATTTATGGGTAAAGGATATTAATGAACTGGATTAGTATTAAAGATAAGTTGCCCGATACATCCATAGAAGTACTTGTTACCGATGGTGATGAGGTTTCAGTTGGTATGTATGAAGATGGTGTTTGGGAATGTAAAACAAACGGTTGTGGGTGCTATGGTGAAGATATTAATGCAACCCATTGGATGCCCATGATATCCTTACCTAAACGAGACATATCGTGACATTTTATCACAACCTTATTCATATCACGATTCTAATAATGGCTTTAAAAGTGTCATATATAGAATTGCTACATTTGGAGATAGATGATTTATAGGATTATATGAATCACTGTTGTTATCGCTGTAAAATCACAGGACAATATCTTGCCCATATTCCCTTAAGAGATGATAGCTGGGTAAAGCTATGCCTTGTGTGCGCTGATGAATATTTTAAGATTGCTAGAAAACAAGAACATATGGATCGATATTCTCATATAGAGAATCTACGAGATAATGAATATAACGACATTCCTGAATTAATTTATAAGCGCATTACATTGCTAGGAGAGCTTAAAGAAATATCGGCGCAAATATCAAAACGGCACAAAGATATTGAGCAAGATCTGCACTATCAGGATTTATATAAGGAATGGCTAGAGCCACTTAAAAAAGAAGAAGATGAATATATTCATGGGTCTTATTAATATGAAATTAATCCATTATGCATCTTGTCCTGTAACATTAGACTATAAAAAGATTTATTATGATGATCGATTTGATAAAGGTAAACCAAATGGATTATGGGTAAGCGCTGAAAGTGATGCTTTTGGTGAGGATAATGTAAATTGGAAACAATGGTGTGAGAGTGAAGATTTTGAAGTAGAATGTCTTGCTTATGCACATCTGGCAACTTTAAAAAGTGATGCAAATATTTTGTTATTAGAGTCCGAGCAACAGATAATTGATTTTACTCAAAAATACAGATCTAAGAAGTCTAATTATTTTCATAGGGTAATAGACTGGATAAAAGTAAAATCAGAATACCAGGGGATTATCATTGCTCCTTATCAATGGAATATAATTTTTTTATCACAATGTTCATGGTACTATGTATGGGATTGTTCAGGCGGCTGCATTTGGGACCTTTCTTGCATAGATTCATTTGAATTACAAAATAATAATAAATAACTTTTTCTTGTTTTAACCTCACCTCGTGATCTAGGATCATTAATATGTACCTTTAAAAAGGATATGAAGCATGTTAATGAGACCAGTAGAAACTTTATCTGATGGCAGTGATTTTACTGCAATTAAACGTAAAATGGATGCTGATTACAATGCTAATCAGTCGCTTTGGCAAATACATTGGTCAGAGGCGACCATCGACACTCGACTTGAAGCAGGTGACCCTTCATTGATGGGTGAGCTTAATCAAGGGATGCCGAATAGTCGTGCCAATTGGTATTTTAATTGTGCTCGCCCAATGCTCAGTATGCCGTCGGGATTCCAGCGACGTAACCGTAAATCAACTATCGTAGTGCCATTAGAAAATGGTGACCAACAGACCGCTGATCAGCTTACTAAAGTACTCATGGGTATTTATAAGCGTGAGCGGGTATATGAAACGATCTCAGATGCATTTTATCAAGGCGCATGTGTCACTGGCATGGTACTGCTTCATGTGTTTCTTGATTGGCAAAATGATCCTATTTCAGGCGATATTAAAGTAGAGATATGTAACTACAATTCATTTTTTATTGATCCCTATTTTCGCAATAAAGATTTATCAGATTGCTCCTTTATCTGGCGCCGCAGTTATCTGTCTCACGTAGCTGCGGCTGCCTTAATGCCAGATAAATATGATGAAATTATGGCCCTTCCGGGTAACCCAACTGGTACTGGTCGTGACGGTAAGTTTCAATACATGCCCGAATCATATGGCCAAAGCCAACAAAATAAATTGGCGTATGACGAATACTATTATCGCTCATACCGCAAACAGACCTTATTGGTAGATAAAATGACTGGTGACACCATGGAGATCACCAATCAAGACCGGCTTGATATCGATCGGTTCCTTGCTGAAAATCCCCAAGTAGAAAAGATTACGCAAGATATACCGACGGTTCGGCTGGCCATCATGATCCAAGATAAAGTATTCTATGACGGGCCACAGCCGATCGCCGGTTTAGATGATTATCCTTTTGTGCCCGTAATTGGCTACTATAATCCGATGATGCCTTATTTTTATAGCCGCATTCAAGGATTAGCGCGCAGCTTGCGTGACCCTCAAATGCTCTTTAATCGGCGCGTAATCTTATCGCTTGATACCGTCGAATCAGTCGTAAACTCAGGATTTATCTATAAAGAAGACAGCGTTGTTGATCCAAAACATCTATTTCAAACTGGTCAAGGCCGTATTATTCCGATCAAACAAGATGCGCAGATTACCGATGTGCAACAGGTTCAAGGGCCACATGTTGATGCATCGATATTTCAATTACAAGAGACGCTATCCGACTTGATGAGCAAAGTTACTGGTATTACTCAAGAGTTGATTGGTATGAACTATGATGATAAATCGGGATATCGATCATTTCTACAGCAAAATGCTGGATTGACAACGTTGCAATCTTTGTTTGACAACTTAGATTTTTCACAAAATATGCTTGGTGATCTCATTATTCGTGTTTTACAGGGTAATTATACACCAGGTAAAATAAAGCGCATGCTTGAAGGCGAAGAGCCATCACCGTGGTTTTATAATAAGTCATTTGGTAAATATCATTGCGCAGTTGAAGCAGGATTTAATACTGAAACACAAAAACAACTGCAATTTGCACAATTGATGCAGCTCAGAGAAAACAACATAAATATTCCTGATAGCGATATGATTGAAGCAGCAACGATTCAAAATAAAAATAAGATCATTGAGCGCATGCAACAACAAGCACAGCAAGCACAGCAAATGCAACAAATGCAATTACAGGCACAAATACAAGAACAAGGTGCAAGAACCGATCTGGCGCATGCTCGTGCTATTGCTGATCGTGGTCTTGGTATTGAACGCGTATCGCGTGTTCAAGAAAACCAAGCGCTCGCTCAAGAACGTAAAGCGGAAGCGATTAAAGATGATAGCGAAGCATTGCTGAATCAAGTAAAGTTATTAAAGGAAATTGAAACCTTGGATATGGCGAATCTTGAAAAAGTAATTGCACTGTACCAGATGTTACAAAGGAATCGAGAAAATCCTCAGCCGACCACGCAGGAGCCTG